TCTCTTTTGTTCCTGTTGCCCATAGCTGAGAATTGTACTCAGAAACAGGATCCTTTTTACCCAGGGTAGTCAGGGATTTTTCAATGAACCATCCACCAGGACCTTGAAAACCATGATCCCAAATACGAACAAAAGGAACATCCTCCCCTGTCGGTGCTGGCAAAAAACGAATTACTGCAAACCCGTTTCCAGCTTTATCAACCTCTGGCTTCCAGAACCGTGTATCTTCAGATGTCTTATTCTGAGGGGTATCAATCTTTTGTACCTCAGTTGTGAGCTTCTCAAAAAGGCTCTTACGATTCTTTTTTAGTGCAGAAAAATCAGATGGCATATGTATCTCCTTGTATTAATTTGTATGTAATCTTATCCACGGTATTCATAATAACGTGGTATTTATTATACCATATTATTCGAATTTGTCAACGACAATTTTTCTAAATCTCTTCTCATCAAAAGTAAAAAACGGTTTATATTTGTTACATTTGAATTTGAATGATGGCCACACCACTGTGTCAGTTATCGATCGTGACCAATGCTTAAAAAATTTACACAGTGTGTTAAGTATGATAACTGTTTCTATTGAAATTTGTTTCTGTAAAGCCAATACAAGCAAAGGTGGATGTTGTCCATTAACGACAATTATATTCTTATCAAAATTTGAATCAAGTTTGCTAATGTCATTCTCAAAAATGTATTGCAATGATTGCAACCTTGCTTGCCATTTTGTGTATATCTTATCGCTATCGTGATCATTGATAACATCTCCAATCCAATTCGATTGATTGTCGATGAAATTTGCTACAAGATATCCTTTAATGTCTTTTTTCTTAGCTAATTTTGTAAAAAAATATTTATCATTACGACGTTCAAACGTCATTTTTCCTGCTTTTACTCTCCCCCCATATTGAAAGTAATCATAGTAGGGGGATGTAAAATGATTCTTTATTGCCACATATGTTTTATACGCAGCAACACTTGTTTCCTGCTGAACAATATCCATATCAAATAGGTAGTTTGGACGTTTTTGGAATGTAATGTAAATCTTCTGCTTCGGATCTAACCTTTGCTTGAAATCTTTGATTTTGTTTTACTAATCGAGCAGCAGTCTCAATTTCCATATTGTTCTGCTCACAATAGTAAACAATTGCATCAATATATTCCATTCGTTTGTCTGTTACGAGCTTTTCAATTTCGACTAGAAAATCGCTGACAGAAATTACTGAATTAATTTTTATTGTATTCATCGATAAAAAATATGATCGTCTATTTGAACCGTTTTTTGAAGATTCCACTGAGGATTTACATACGTAGCATGGAAATACCTCGAACCTCGAGTCGGATCATTGTTGTTAGAATAAAATTCATCCATGACATGTTTAGCTATATTGAACGATAGATTCCACACTTCTTTTTCAGGCTGTCTACGACTTTCACAAACCCACGAAAACTGACACACAATCAATCGGGTTGCAGCATCGACAGTTTTTTGATAAACAATTTCACATACTGAATTCGGCCAGTTTCTTGATTGTAGTCGATTCAGTGTAACATATGCAACAGCTTTTTTACCAGCGATTGATTGATTCCCTGCTTCATAATAAACATTATCAGCAAGACATTTCACCTGCTTCATGTGTTCAACATATTCCTTGTTGGTCATGACACGGGTTGTTTTTTGTTGGTTTGTTGAAGTGTAAAATTTCGACACGACACAAGATAAGGCAATAGTAATGATTACCACTGCTCCTATCACAGGCTTAATAAACATTTATTGTACCTCCTATTTTGTATTACGTGTGTTTACCGTTCTCAGCTAGAAACACGCGATCCCTCAAGGCTGTCGAGCTGAATGTATGTTCTCTTCTATTGAAAACAACATCGATTGGTAAATCAGAGCCAGTAAAAGTTGCTGTTCTATATTCGCTTCCTAAAATTCGAACATCAACAGGCAACGTTTGCAGCAAAATAATCAAATCTTTTTCTGTTGCATAGACAATTGTCTCATCAACAAAACGACACCCTCCGACTTGAATTTGTCTCTCAATTATTGATTGAACTGGTTTGTTTTTTTCTTTTCTATCAACCGACGGATCTATTTGAATACCAACTATCAAATAATCACAATGTTGTTTTGCTTCACGGAGCATTACAACATGTCCGGCATGAAATAGATCGAACGTTCCACATGTAAATCCAATTCGCTTATTCATGATATCTCCATAATTAATGCAGGTTGTTTGGGTAATAAGGAACAACCTGCAAATCCCCATTGAAGTCTAAGCAGCTAGCTTAAGGTCCTCAAAATAACGCTCTTCGTTTGCGTTTAACGTTTTGCTTCTTCGGCCGATTAAATCAACCCTAACGGTTTTCGCATTACCGTGCTGTCCACTCGTGTAATCACTGCCCTGTCGAAACTGTTTCGACCCCATCAGCAAGATTCTGTTCGATCCATTTACGTGCATCACTTTCAGATTCAAAAAAAGGACTCAACACTCTTCCTTTTTCATCTGATCTCCAGAAATAGGTGTAACTAGTTGTCCACCCATCTCTAATCTTATCAAGAATCAACTGAACCTTCCTGGTGGAGTCGGTGGGTACCGCCCCCACGTCCAGAACACCTTTCCATTTGTTTCATACAGCAATACATCTATATTTATATTAGAACGATTTCCCTACAGAAAAAACAATCGTGTTTGTGTTAGCTAACAGAGGTGAGTTGTAGTTGTTGTAATAATGGGCACCGACATTCAAACCAAATACCAAGTAACTCACACCAACTTTGAGATCATCGTATCTGCTGTTAGGATGGTTATTAACAAGTGTCCGTCCATAATGAGCATCAACTTTGAAATTCTTAGCTACGGGATACACAAGGTCAGCTTGCAAGTATTGTGAACCACGGCTGTCTACGGCTCCAAAATAATTGCTCAACGAGCGGCTATATTTCAGAGTGACAGGGCCAGTTGTTACACCGATATACCCTTCTTGTGTGTTGGAAGACGATGAAAACTTTTTGTCAGCCTGAGAAAAGAAATAGCTGTACACACCAACATCAACAACAACATCTTTAAATACTTGCTTTTTAAAACCAGCATACACATCGTTTTCCAGACCAATGCTATCTGTATAGATCCTGCTGCTGACATTGCTATTCCAATTGCCAATATAAAAACCACTCTTGTCAGTATAATCAATACCACCCTGGAGTGCTAGGGAATTATGTGTTTGACTAACACCACGAAAACGATAATCAGTCACAACACTAACATTTCCAGTCAGTTGTGCCTGCGCTGCACCTACACACAAAAACATCAATACGCTTGCAATTGTTTTTTTCATATTTACTCCTTAAATTTTTATAACATTTTAATACACTATTGTGAGAAAATCAACTGTTTGATTTTTTCAGTTTTTTGATTACCACCTGTTTGCTCGAGAAGATTGCAGTATTCAATAAACAACAAATTTTTATTTAGCTCCGATCGATCCTTGTTGTACGAATTGACAAACGTATCGAACCGATTTTTAGTATTACAAAATATATGTACAAGCTCTTCAGCTTTAGCACCAATCAAAGAAACAACCCAATCACGTGTAATACCCGTTGGAACATCATTGTAAAATTCAGTTCCGTATATTGAATGAAACTTGCAAGCATCTGCAACTGCGTCATCTGCTCCCAAACGAATAGCAATATTGCTAGTGTTAATCAAATGCTCAAAAAACGTTTTACCACTGTGCTTTTTATTTATAGTAATGTTATACAGCTTATCAATCATATTTTCATTACCTGCTTCTGTCGATAACGTTTTGAACACCAAAACCCGCCTCAACACACCACAACGCCTACTCAATGGTCGAGAAGCATGTAGTTTTTGACCATCAAAAATTAACAATCTTCCGAACTTGGGAAGAATTGATTGCTGTATTTCTTTTTGATCAGTAAAAATCGATGTTTCTCCACCCCAATTTGCATCCCATTCTTCGTTCAAATATAATATCAATGTTTCCGCATACGGAGATGATGGACCTTGATCCTTGAAGAAAGGATCGTCTCTGTGCAAATATGCATCAGTACCATACGTGTATCCATTAATGTATACACGGTGCAACTTCTTGTTGCCAATGTAGTGCCTTTGCAAATAAGTCCACAAACCATACAACTCATTATTTGTTTGCTGTAGTTCGGACGTCAAATCATGTATCTGTTTCATTTGTGCTGAATCATGACTACATAGAAACACATGCCAATGTCCATGATCGTTCTTGTCTTCGCTGTTTGATCTCCATCCATACGTGTACTTGCCAGCAGCCTTTGCACTGATATGTGACACTAGCTGCTTGTTGATACTATCATCGTACACTCTTATTGGGTAATATGGTCTCATATTTTTTTCAATGCAAAAGGAGGAATATTGCCTTAAGCCAATAATTTACCTTTATTGCCTTAAGCCAATATTTACCTCCGTGATTAAAAGTAACTGACGTTAAGCTGCCTCTGCATAATCAAGTGCTTTAACAAGAGCTTTATGTTTAAGGTTACGATTAAGACCGAACCATGATGATGTTAATCGTGTTTCTTGCGATCGGCCAATCTTATGATCGACAAGAAACGTTACGGCATTAAAAGCCTGCCACCACGAACCTTCTGCATATTTCGAACCCGGTTGCGTATGAATTACGTTGTTGAAAGCAATTTCAGCTGTTTTCGACATCTCCCTCACGGAATTTTGATTCTGTGAAAGACCCGGGAAAATTTCCTTGAAATATTCTTTCAAAGTTTCTTTTTTATAACGCTTCGAACCAAGGAACATCGCCTGGCCTTTGTATTGCTGTAGCTGCTCACTGGCGATACCAAGAGTTGTTTTAACCTGCTCAGGATCAAACGTTTGACGATGATTTACCTTAACAAGATTTTTGCATCCAGCGTCTTTGAGCGCCATCGTGAGTGTGTTGTTGCACACAACACGAATTGGTGTAAATCGAATATCAATCGATTGACCCCAGTGATGGGGATTAGTGAACATCATGTAACTATCGACCCTATCTCCACCAAACAACTCAAATGAATCCTTGACCTTCGCAAGTGCCCAAACTATTTGACCATTTTTCAGAGACCCGGCCGTATTCATTTCCATGTCACCGGCCACAACATAATCATTAAAGAACTCAAACGCAGTGTGGTTTTGGACAGGATTCCAATCGGCCGATACAGTGTCAAGAACAGTGTTATCTGTTGAACGGACAAGAGCGAATTTGTCAGTCATGATTTGCTCTCCGTTCTTTTCAAAGAACGTCGGATGTTTTTCAACGTTCCAATCAAGACCTGCAGCTTTGAGCATTTGTTCAGGACTAAGATCTTTTGGAACTTCTTTACCAAGACCGTGCCATGGCTTCTCACCAGAATAAGCCATTTTTGCTTTGCCGTTTGCATCAATTTCAAGCATATGTGCCATAATATAATCTCCTAATTGTTAAACACCAAGACCCATACCAGCAAGAATAAAATCCTGCGCTTTCTTCAACTGCTGAGTTTTAGAACGAGCCGCAACAATTGCATTGACGATTTCGTTCTTTCGCTCTTGCTTACCACCGCCTGCCTGGACAAGCTCAATGCATTTTTGTTGAAATGCCTCGGCTGAGCAAGCAGTGAAACTATCATAAAGATCAACAAGTGCCCGGTCGCCAAGAGTATCATTTTTCAGGCGCGGCTTCGAACTCGTTTGTGTTTTGAACATAACAACTCCTTATTAACGTTAGGGACATTGTATATCAAAACGTTTAAAAAGTCAACTACTTATAAAAACTTCTCTAGTTTTCCAAACCCAATCCTTCACCCTTTCAACAAACACTTGAGGACGGCCGTTTTCTACACCTATAACAATTGCTATTGTTGGAACATTTATGTTATGTCTTTCTGCAATCATTATTGCATATGTTGTTGCCTGGATAAAATAGTTCTCAATCCATTCGTGTCTTTTTTGCTTTGACGATGACTTGATATCAACAACTGTATTCAACCCATCAAATTTACAAAACAAATCACATCGCCCTGCTGTTTTAAGATGGTGCGAAAATAGACAGAACTCTTGTCCGTATACTATCTCAACACGTTTGTCCAATATATCTTTTATTGAACTAAACAGATCAATCGATGCAGGAGTGTGTTTGTCCAAAAAGTTGTCATCGTTTTTCAAATAATCTTCAACAACCTTGTGAAGAGCAGTCCCTCGTCTCGAGGCCTGTGTCGATATTTTCTGTGCAACGTCATGACCAACTCTATTACGCCATTCAGCAATTTGATTTGAATTTAGTTTAGAAAGGACTGTTGTTACTGATTTGTATCTTTCCCCAGTAGGAATTTTGTAATAACGTTGATCATCTACTGTCTCTGTTTCAAGCTCAATTTCATTGAACACATGCTGGTGTTCAAAATATTTGGTTCTCATATATCCTCACTAAAACTGTATACTTTGTTTGTTCTTTTCAATAATGTAATCTTTAACAAATCCAGATCTAACTATATCTTGTTCGAAAAATTCAATAAAT